CGGCGGTCAAGGTAAGCAATGATTTCACCACGCCATTCTAGCAGTTCATGATAACATTTCTGCTCATGTGCATCTTGACGCAGTTCATGGTCTGGTTTGAGAACACTCTCATAGAAGATGTAGAATGCATCTTTACGTTTCTCGTGTTTGTTAGTGTCCCATTCCATGTGGCGGTCCTCTTTGATTCAATAGTATTTTAGATGATTGTGTCAGGAAATCTGTATAAACTCAGACTTTCTTAACTATTAGGCAACCACACTGGTGGCAGGCATACCGTCAACAAATACAGTGTTGACGATCTTCTGGAGTCGCTTGATAGTGGGAGCACCGTAGTTCTTGAACACAGGCACTGTCACATAACCAGTAGACTTGCGATACATGCTAACAGCACCAGCAGTAAGTTTACCAGCAGCAATGTCAGCAGCATCATCACGGTTCATACGAATGACGCGACCGATAGTCTGTGCCATCTCGATGATGTCAAGTTGACGCAGCATCACAGTGTGAGTGAGACCGTGAACGTTGATACCTTCAGACAGAATGCTGTAGTGGAAGATGATAAACTTCTTGTTAGGGTCTTTACCCCAGGCATCGAAGGTGTCAAAGAACTGCTCACGATTGACCTTGGTTTGGTTGACATAAGCACCATACTTGCTGGTGATGTGGAGAACATCGTAACCACGTTCCTTCAGTTGATGCATGATGTCAGTCTTAAACAGCATAGCACCCATCACTTTGCTCGCAGGGGACGCTACAAGGACCTTAGAGGCGCTTGCAGCATCAAGCGAGTCTACCACACCCAGAAGCATGTCACGGTCGTTTACAGCGGCATCTGCACCCTTCTGACGCTCAAAGTCAACCTCAAAGGGGATGACAGTGGGAGGAAGAATGCTGCCACCCTTGATCAGTTCAGGAGCAGGAACGTTGCAGAGAACTTTACCATAGATCTCACCATTGTTCATGCCACGATTGGTGCGACGAGTGTGCTTAGGTGTGGCAGTGAAGAAGTAAGATGCATCAGCAGTCATGCTGGCAGCAGCGACACCAACAAAATGATTACGCTGCACAGCATTATGCGCCTCATCAAAATAACAGCAATTGATGTCGATACCAGCATCGATAATACGGGGGAGAGAGTGATAGGTGGTGAAGATGATCACATGCTCACCAACATGGTGACACATACGAACAAACAAGTTGATACGATCAGACTTGGTTGTCTTGAAATGTGTGGTCTCACCACTGTGAACGTGCAAGACGTTAGCATTATCTATATGCTCAAGATACTCAGAAGACAGTTGAGTAGCGAGCATGATGCGAGGCGCAACAACAACAATAGTCTGCGGAGTTTCTGCGGAAGCATAACGACGAACAGCATCTTTGATTGCAATCAGCGTCTTGCCACCACCAGTCGGCACCAGGATCTGACCCTTGTCAGCAGTCAGCATAGCATCGAGAGCACGCTGCTGGTGGGGACGGAGTTGCATAGTGTAGGTCTGTCGCGTTGATGCATATAGTATAAGGCATCAGACCGCGCTGGTCAAGCGTGTGTGGCAGTTCTCAGACTGGTCTCCAAGACTCGAAACGACTCGCTTCACGCTTATATACCAACACATCAGTCAAATCACCTTCGGCAGTAAACACATAAGAGAAGTCAATTTCTTGCTCAGGGTGATCAAGGAGAGACAACATCCATGATCTATCCTCATCTGTGACTAGTTCATAGTTTTCTACGATCCTTTGGGTGTAGTTTTCAACTACTTCTCTTTTTGGATACTCTGTCTTCTTATATTCCCAACGTCTGAGGTTCATCACAGTTTGGTTGGGATCTCTTGGCATTGTATAATGTCTTGCATTAAAATCTTTTCTAGTGTGGACAGTAATTGTGCCATCTTTCATCCAGTCGATGAACACTACTTGAGGTTGTGTAATCAATCTCTCTATTGTTTTGCCCAATAATGATTCTGTATTTCTAATACTCTGAGGATTTGTTTGCATTCCAATAGTATTACCATCACCATCAAGAATGAATCCTTCAACAATAATTTGATTTACATTTATACCAGCAGCAAATGTATTGGAAACTACTTCTCTAATATTTACATTAGGATCAAACTTATCCAGAATGTTATTCCATTCATTTTCTTCGTAGAGATGAATCATGTTCATCCCTGTAGTTACATAGATTTTCTCAATGCTATCATTATAGTAAATCTCAACAAATTTAGTTTTACTAGATGAATCGCTCCTTCCAGAATCCAAAAATTCAAATTGCAAGATATCTTGTGCTTTTGCTGTTGCTTCAGGTGTAAAGATATTCTCGTAACTATCAGAAACCACAGAAGTGCATACTGCCCACATTCTTGCATGAGTGTGCAGTAGTTCTCTCCTAGAGAGACTATAAACTTTGGATACGTCGTATTCTTCTGAAAACATTATTCGTTTGATGCAAGGATTTGACCATTAGGACCATAGACAGCATAGAAAACATAGTCTTCTGGTATAGAACACTGCTGCTGACTGGCAGGAAATACAGACTCACACCATTCAATTGCCTCGGTTACATTATCACATACGATAAAAGAAAACTCAGACTGATGCAAAGCAGTCCATACATCCAGTGAAAGTGCAGACTTATATCTATCCATTGATGCATTGATAGCATCAACATTGGTGCTGCTGTTCCATCCTGTAGAACGCAGGAAGATCACAGAACTTTCTCTACGCTCTGCAGCGTCACCAATAAAATCTGTTAGGTAATCAATAGTGTAATTTGCGTGTAGCTCCATTTAACTTCCAAGCGATTGTAACTCTTAATGAATTGAATGTTCTAGAGACTTCTTCTGCGTAGTGTTTCATACGTCCATCGAAGAATACTGCTTTGTTAGGGGCAGGTTCAACATATGTCCACTTATCATCACTACCTTGGAATGCAGTCTTACCGCCCCAAGTATGTTCCCACTTATGATTTGCATACAATAAAAATGTTCTACAATCATCATAATTACCATCGCGATGAGGCATTGCCTTATCACCAAAGACATGTCCATTTGCATAGACATTTTCTAACTCTAAGTCAGGTTCATTTGTCACGTCTCTAATGATATTTAGGAGATAGTCATTATAAAATGGTTCACTTACCAAATCCATCGCCCAAAATGGGATGTCATGGTCTCTTGATACCGATGCATGACCATATCTCCACTTCGGTTGTCTCATGTCTTCAAGAATCTTGGCGAAATCATAATCGCCAAATGGCATATTATAGATCTCCATATTCTCTAATAAAATTAGTTCTTACTTGTTCAAATGGCACCAAAACTTCTGGTGGTGCTTTTACTCCATGCTTCTCTTCCCAATACTGCATCAGTCTCTCAATGCATCTACCATATGAAAGAATTTGATTACGCATGAAGAAACTATTAATCAAACTAGTTGCCCAAAATATAGCAACACGTCTACTGCCTGAAATAACAGGTTCAACACAATGTTCCAATCCAGTTGGATAAATTAATGCCGACCCTGCTTTGCACTTATATGCCCACTGTCTATCGCCATTAGTGAGCATTAGTGCCCCGCCTTCATATTCATCAGGATCATTTAGAAAGAGAGTAATACTATGATGTGCTTTGATACCTTGAATACTAAGATTATCAACATGCAAATCATAATGACATCCCTCATCATACTCAGTAAACGAAGGAACTGTCATTTCTTTGATCATGAAAGTAGACTTAAAAGAATGGCATGATTTGACACCATCTTGAACAATTTGTAGAGACTTTCTAAATTGTGATGTGTTTTGGTCCATCACTTTTGTTTTTTTGTAAGCCTCGTCTACTTCGTCATTTCCAAATTTAGAAATGACTCCTTGTTTGAATACTGCTTCATCGTAATAAGAATTAATGAGTTTCAGTTGGTCAGAATTAAGAACTTCACATTCAAAGATCATGGTTTATACTTCTATTTGGAACAATGCCATATCAAAATCTGGATAGATTTCTTCTGCTTTCATGAGTTTAATAGCATCATAAACATCACGCTTGATGTTTCTTACACTAGTTCCTCTCTGCTTAGCATAGATTAATCTATTAAGCATTCTATCATCAAGGAAGTCAGATGATGCATCATCGTCATACTTCGTCCACTGATTAGGATCATCTGGATCCATAAATGCTGGTGCTGGTGTTACACCATCTTCCAACATATCATTGGGATAGATTTTTCTATAGTTTTTAGGATCAATAGGATACACTGTTTGCCATAATGACTTAGCAAAATCCAATGGTGTATCAAATTCTTCTGGACTGAGAACAGCAATAGATCTAATTTTTGCTCTCCAATCAATCCAACGCTGCTTCTCTCCTTCATAACTATCAACAACGTCTGGAAGAACTCTCCAATCACATGAAGCAAGCATTAGTTTCTTCTCTCTAATTCTTTTTAACCACTTGCTTTCAAAGAAATTGATCTCTTTCTCAACTGCTTCAATTCTCTTAATTGCTTGCTGAGATTTGACAGCACCAGCAATAGCAAAAATTGCTTGTGCTTTTACATGCAAATCACTCGCTTGCTGTGCAGTTGCACCTTTAAAAGAATAGTCTGCCCAATAGTTAGAATTGGATTGGAAGTCATACTTTAGTCTATTTCTCTGGCAGTAATAAGTGCCATCGTTATAGTATCCAAAGAACTCCAACTTATCATCTTCACTGTGCCAAAAGGCATCAATGCTTGACAAGAAAGATTCTTTCAATTCTGCGTCAATCGTTAGATTGAGCAAAGCATTATCGGTTTTTGGAATACCTTCCTGCTCCGCAGGAGCGATCAAGATCTTATCATTAAGAAGATCCAGCTGCAGGATTGGTTTTCTTATAATTGGTGTTGTTGAGGTCATACTAGATGCGTTTTAATATACCATCCCGTCAAAATGTATTTATCACCTGAGAGAACCAAATTTCCTTTATGAACATGCGTCATGCCTGCTGGGAAGAATACCACTGTTCCTTTTGTTGGTCTAATACGTCTACATTGATACATAAACTCAGTTTCTCCACCCTGTTCGGGTTCGAGATCATTAAGATAGATCATCCAAACAAGTTCTCTCTGTGAGTGAGACGCAGCAGAGTTTTCATAATGCCAGTGATGATATCCACCCTGAGGTGGAGTCTTCTGCATTTTAATATCACTAGAGATCATAGGAAGACCTTTTAGTTGACCAAATGTAGCAACATAATGCATCAAACAGGACTTCAAAAACTGATTGATTTGATATGTCATACCTGTGTTGGAATAATTACACAAGACAGAGATATCCTTTCTAACGATATTGGATCCATATTGTTGTGATCCAATCATGATGTTTTCACCGATACTAGAATCATTCATTTTGAAGTAATCATCTAGTTCATCGAAATCTTCTTGAGTAAATGAAGAACTACCTTTGTCAACTACATGATCAAACCATGTTATACATTGATCACAGAAAGATTCTGGAACAAAATTTTCCCAAACACCGATGAAATCGTCGCAACTAAAGTTAGTGATCTTAGGATCATTCATCAACTCAAGTGGACGATAAGGTTGAACTTTTTCCTTAGCCATGATAAATTAAAATGCCTTAATTATATATTTAATCTTGTGGAATGGTGCCAGAATAGGAACCTTACGTTGTGGATCCATGGAAACTGTTGGAACTGGTTTAGTTGTATTGTTCCAAGCAAATGTCGCTGTATTCAACTCTAGATCAACTTCCGATTGACTGAATTGAACAGTAAAAGTTGAGTTGAAGTTTGGAAGACCCTGCCTAATTGCCGTAGCATCCGAGTTAACATTACCATAAGTAAAGTCAGCTTGAGGATCTAAAACTGGATCAAGACCCAACAAATGAGAGTGATTTAACAATCCACTATAGATTGACTCATAATCATTAATTCTTGCAGACTGATATTCAGTGTCAATAACACCAGCATCAGTTGGAGTGCCGCTCTTCGTGAAGTAATCATCCGAGAGACCTGTAATTGCAGATGCTGGCGAACCCCAATAGTTACCAAAAGCAACGTTGTTTGAACCAGTTCCAGGAAGAAGATCAAGTAGATCTCCTCTACCACTATCCTGAACTTCTTGATCTGTTGTCGAGAAACTATTTCTCCAGGGGAAATCCTCTTCCCAGATACCATCATTGACAGCATTGGTAACATCATCACCTCTTCTTTCCGAATAAGATGCAGATACGTTAGTCGCATAGTATGCTCTTGCACCCCAAGGAATTACTGGATCTCCATCTTCATCTTCAATTTGACCAGTGATATAGTTATGTCTGTGTTGTGGTGCGCGAACTGAAATGTCAGACACAGGTCCCATAGTTCCCGAAGCATTACCATTAATAGTAAAGTCTACTTCAGTAGTTACTTCCTCTGTTCCAAACGTTCTAGGTGATCCCAAAGTGAAGAATGTAGAATCTATACCTGTAGTTTGACCCGCAGGTGCAATAATCTGCTCAAGTGGGTCAGGACCAGCAACATCAACATCATCAACATACCAGTAACCACCAGTAGAACCTGGGATTTCATATGATCCACCGTCACTAGTTGCAACAACAAAAGAAGAAGATCCTCTGTTAGCATCAACAATACCAGCACCTACCATTCTAACATTACGATAGTCTGGTAGATTAAAGTTTCCAGTATATGATTTAGTTGCAGCAATATATGTTGCATTGCCACCATATTGGTTTCCGATTGCTTCCCACAACCAAGGATAATCTGCTGCTGCCAATATTCTACCATCACAAGGAAGGAATCCAGGATATCTAGAATTAAGATCTCCTTCTAGATCACCATAACCAAAGTTACCATCATCAAGTGGAGTTTCTTTGACAATAGAAACAACTGTTCCGATTGAATAACCATCAAACTTAGGTGATCTATAGTAATCTCTGGCATTGTTAGGATCTTCACCTGCTGCTTCCCATGCTTCATCATCGAAGTATGCATTCTTCTCAGAATACCATACACCAAGATATGCAGGTGGAATTGGTTTTACTGCATAGTTAACAGAATCTAGTTGAAATGGAGTAGCATCACCAAATGTAATTGTTGTTCTTGTGAAGTGCGAGAGTCCTACAACTGGATCAATATTTGCATTTCCAGGTTGTTGCAAAATAATTGTAATGAATACAGGATCACCACCAGGATCAGGATCAACTGTTCGTGGTCCTGCTACTGCTGCATCACCATTGATAGAGAACAATACTTCTCCAACATCTTCTCCTGTAGCAAAGTTAAACTCATTATATGATTCTGGTGCTGTAGCACTTATTGTAATCGGTAAGTTGAAATCTGTCAATCCTATAGGACCAACAACACTAACACCACCAGGAGTTCTATTAATAACTTGATTAATTGGTGTGAATGCTGGAGTAGTATCTGGTCCTTCCCAGTTTGTAACACTCCATGTTTGAACAAATAGACTGCCAACATTAATACCAATAGCAACTGCACCTTGACCAGGAACCGTTGGATCACTAACGTCAAGAGAATTATCAACTACCAGTTCAATATAGTCACCATTTTGAACCGTTACATTAGAAAATCCTCCTGTAGATCCACCATTGACACTAATTCTTGGATTTGTTGCAGTAGTATCAGACTCTCTCAAGACAACAGGAACACTAATACCATCAGTCAAACCTTGAATCAAAGCAACAACTCTACTATTTGCTAAAGTAATAGTAGATCCTGCATTTGCTTCAGATCTGATGTTAGTTTGACCAGGAATCTGATTGACTAAGTTCTGGAAAGTCCAAGATGTTGGAACTGTATTTACACCATCACCAGTTCTTACTTCCCATCCAGAAATATTTGCACCATCACCAACAGTTACTGAAAAGTTGATTGGTGTTTGTGAGTTAGATGAAGTAGTTCCTCTTAGCTGAACATACTGACCATTAGATACTGTAAGATTATTTCCCCATCCAGATACAATGTTATCTAGAACAGAAAATCCCGAGGCATTTGTAAATGTGGTGTTGAAATTAGCTACTGCAATCTCTCCACCATTATCAACAGAAATAATTGCATCTGTGGACAATCCCAAAATTTGTGGAATTTCACTATAAACAAGAGCATTAAGTTCTTGATTATTTAAATTTCCAAAATCTGGTGCTGGGTTAGGAGTATTAACAGGAGGTGTTCCTGTATCAATCTCCCATTCAGCAAATCCACTTCCTACAGCAACGTTTACAGTTCTTGTATCAGAACTTGCAGTTGATGACCTAAGTCTAACTTGAATTTGATCAAGGTTAGAAACAGTATCGTTAAATGCTGTTGTCCAAGCACCCCATGCATCATATGATGAAGTTCCAGAATTATATCTTCTAATTCTATAACCATAATCAGCAGTGGTCAGTGCATTTGATGTAACAACTAATGGTGCTTGTGTTGTAGGATCAAGACCAGTGATTGTGATAACTTGCTCACCTTCTCTTAGTGGTGGCGTTTCTCCTACAACTAATCCAGTATATGCAACGCCATCATCAGGATCTGCCGTTGCTGCATATGTATATAATACATCCTTTTCAGCAGGATCAACATTTCTGAGGAAGAATGGATCGGGAGAAAAATCTTCCAGTTTGGTTTCAATAATCCAAAAAACTTCCAGCTCACCAATTTGAATGGTGACCTGCGTAATTTCATCATAACCAAGAGGGGCTTGATAGCGAAACTGAACTGATTGCCCTTCTTCAACATATAGCGGAGTGGCACTAAACTGATATGGCATCTGAACTTAGACTTTTTCCCGTATAGTATTTAGGTTACAACTGACGAACATCATACCAGTTAGCCTCGATTTCTGGATCATCATCATCGAACCTAACTTGAATAGGTTTATTTGATTTGATCTCTGCTGCAACCTCAATGTCAGTAACAACAATAGGATCACTAATAACTGTCTCTGGATCTGGAGCTTCAACCTGATCTAGTGGTAGTTCGTCTCTATTTTCTGGAATAGTAATATTGTCTGGAGTTTCATCAACAACAACACTAATGTTTGCAACTTGAATGTTTTGTCCACCAGCACCAGAAGCATTTAATGTCAACGTTATTGCAAAAGTTCCATGAAGAGTCCAGGGAATATTAAAATCTGCATCGTTTGTTATAGCATCACCACTTTCATCAGATGCAGTTCCATCTAAAGTAAAAACTTCTTGAGCTGTAGTTGAGTTTCCTGTTGCTGGATCTCTTTGAGTGTAAGTGCCAATAATACTCACTCCACTAGTTGCATACCTATAAGTAACAGGAAATGATAATGTATCGCCATAGTTAATACTAACTGGTGGTTCAAATGATAATTCTGGTGGTTGATTAACAACAACAGTTACATCATCAACATCCGCACCTCCAAGTCCACTAGCAGATAGAGTATATCTGGTAGTTGTTGTAGGTGAGACATCTTGGAAACTAGAAAATAGAACATTTCCAATACCTTGGTCAATAGATGCTTGACTAGCGTCACCAGTTACAGTCCATTGCAACTCAGCACTTTGACCACGAGTGATTGATCTTGTAGTATCTTGACCATCTGCTCTTAGAATAGCAACAACTGGTTGATATACAGTCAAAGTAACTGTAGCAGTATCATTGCCTGCCTGACCAATAGCAGTTAGTGTATACACAGTTGTTGCTGTAGGCGAAACTGTTGCGGTGCCAGTTGCTTCAACATCACCAACGCCATTGTCAATACTTTGAGATTCCGAATCTGTAACTGACCAAGACAATTCAGCAGTTTCACCATTATTGATGATACTAGATTTATCGATAGTAAAAGAATCAATTTCAGCAGTTTTTAAAGTATATGAGAGAGTCATATACCCATTACCATTATTTGTGCTGTTAGCAGTCCTCGACAAGACACTACTATTGTAGCGAGAACCGCCTCCACCACCACCGCCGCCACCATATTGGCAGTCTTGACC